TGGCCGTGTTACTTAGGACTCTGCCTGGAACGGTTACGCCTAAGGTATTAGCAGGTCCACCTTGTTGCCAATCAGATAAGAGTTTACCTTGAGCATCTACAAGGGTACATAACCCGGTTTGACTTAGGGTATAACGGTAACCTAATTGGTCTTGCCAATAAAGGTCTGCCTGTGCTTTACGCCCACTTAGCGCCTTAAAGCCACCTACGAATCCGTCTATGGTTGCAATGCCATTTGTTTCTGTTCCATAGTAGAGACGATATTCATCTGTCTCATTTAAACCGGTTACCCAACCTTGGTAGGTCTCAATACCTATAGGACTTGGGTTAAGCAGGTTTTGTATAATTGTTTGAATATCAAATAGAGCAACTCCACTTGCATTAGGACTCTGTCTAACATCAGCATAAGTTACCGTACCAAAACGGTTACGAACCTGTAAGACGTATTTTTGTTGTGCACCCGTGATACCACTTAAGGTAACCGGCTGTACACCGTATCCTAAATTGTATTCACCAGGAGTTTGATTTATTGTTGCCATAATTTCTTATTACATTTTCTTAGTAAGTAGAGATGCCATCTCATCAGGTCATTCATATATTATCCACGCTATTTTGTAGGGCAGTCATGATCTGGTCTAGGAGATCATCGTAATCATAAAAAGGTTGCGGTACCAGTCCAAACTCTCTGCTCTCAAATGAATAGAAAGGTGGTCTACTAGGTTGAGGTTCAACACCAAAAGGTACCGGGTTAGCTAGGGGTCCCATTAACCCCATCACTCCATAGTTTTGAAATTGACCGTAAGCCAACATCGTGAATGAGAGATCATCGCCACTGACAGCATAACTGATAGAGTTACGTAAGGCTCCTGTATCAACAGGGACACGGAGCTTCATTTGGTTAACTAAGCGTTCACCAATTTGAGCAAGAGTAGAGGGTGTCTCCTCAATACTCTGTCCTATGCCCTCAAGCTGTCGTGCGAAATCTTCTAGGGTCATTATGCTATACTATATCCTGTACATTCTCCTAGAGCATCAGTTGTACCCCAGAACTGGAATGTATAAACTGCAGTTTCACCTGTTGCTAATGAACTAGGTGGATTAGGAGTACCTAGCTTTAAAGTACCTGGGAATGTTATGTTTCTACTAGTTGCACTATTATTATTAATTCTAATTTTTACATAACGACCTGCTACACGATTAGAAAAAGCTAATGTTAAATTAGTTGCAGTTGCAATTGAGATCTCTACCCACTGTCCTGTATATGTAGCCATATCAATTGTTACTGTTGCTGCTGGAGCGACGGTGTTAACTGTAAATGAAGTTGGTGCAGGACCAGTGGCTCCCGTTAAACCTGTTGCTCCGATAGGACCAGTTGATCCACTTGTTCCAGATCCTGTGGCTCCGGTTGATCCTAGGGGACCAGTTGAACCACCTAACCCAGTTGCACCTGTAGCTCCACGTAAACCTGTAGCACCGGTAAATCCTTGGGATCCACTGGTACCTGTACCACCTACTAAACCTGTAGCTCCCGTGGCTCCGGTTGCTCCACGTAAACCTGTAGCACCGGTTGAACCTTGACTTCCAGTTGCACCTGTACCACCTACTAAACCTGTAGCTCCTGTGGCTCCACTTCCTGTAGCTCCTGTGCTTCCTGGTTGACCACCATCAGCAACCGGTGTCCAGCTTGCTGTAATTTGACCAGGGATTGGTGCATAACCTGGATTTCCTGGATTTCCTGTTCTATAGTAATATCCACCTGCATAAATAACCGCTGCACCTATACCATAAGAAACACCGTTATCATATACTGTAGCTGGAAGATCCCAAGGTAGTGGACCAGTTGCACCAGTAGCTCCACTTCCTGTAGCACCGATAGGACCAGTTGAACCTGCAGGTCCTTGGCTACCAGTAGCTCCTGTTAAACCTATGTTTCCAGTACGGCTGTACTCAAGTGTAAATAGTTGACCATCAGCGAAAGTACCACCGCTTGTGATAAGGGTAACAGGTATACTATAGTACGTACCTGAATCAACAACGGCACCAGTGATCTGATAAACACGAAGGTCGATTAAGTCTCCTTCTGCCTCTTGTATAGTAAGGGTACCATGTGGATTAGTAGTTGAGTCATCCCATGTAGAGATCCATGCACTAACATCAACACCACCTTGATCTAATTTGTTAATTCTTAATGTGGTACCTGGTACGTTAAATTTAAAAGCTCCACTTACAGGATCGCCTGCACCTGTTTGAATTTCAAATTCATATACGATTCCACCTCTGTACCCAGTGGCACCAGTAGAACCTATACGACCAGTTGCTCCCTGTAAACCGGTTGCACCAGTAGCTCCACTACCTGTAGCACCTGTACCACCAATGTGGCCAGTAGCTCCGCTTGCACCTTGTGGTCCAGTTGAACCTGTACTTCCTTTAACTCCAGTGGCACCGGTTAAACCTGTGGATCCCTGTAAGCCTTGACTACCAGTTGCACCTTGAATACCTGTGGCACCGGTAGAACCAATCGGTCCACCTGATGGACCAGTAGCTCCCTTAAGACCAGTGGCACCTGTTGCACCTGGCCCGGTAGTTCCAGTGGCTCCTTGGCTTATAAAGGTATTGGCAGCAACCTTGTAGTTCTCGCCGTCAATAATTACCGGAATAAATGTGTTAGGACCAGTGGCTCCGGTTGCCAGTGGCATTTGAGATATTTTTACTGTACTCATGGTTGTTCGTCTATTATGTTTTCGTTATTTTCACTGAGAAAGAATGGTCCATCTATTTGACCTGTAAACTCTGGTTCTTCAACAATTTCAGTAGGGTCAATGAATGGAGCAATACAGTCATTAAGTGGTTGCTTTACAATTACCTGTAGAGTAGCGGTCATACCTGCCACCTCATCTTGGAATCGTTCCTTAAAAGGTTGCAACTGTACCGTGAATACAGGTTGTGGGTCATTTGGCCCTACAAGATAAAGCTGTAGGTAACCAATAATATCATTTAGGTAGAGTGCGCATTCGCTTTGCGCTTTAAGGAAGTCATCGCCTTTGTCAACCACTTCCATCATAATTAGGTTAAAGGTCCATGTTGTGGTCTGGGCATCGCGGTTACCACCTGCAGGATTAATAAACATGTACGGGTAACTTGCATCTCCACTGGCAGCACGGGTCTTTATATCACTGAGTTCACCGTAACCCCAATCAGCGATCATCTTATGTAGGTCAGCGATACTACCTAAGAGTTCTACTATTTCTTTGTAAGTCATACTTTCTTTTTATTTCTAGTTCACGGGCACGTTCTTCGCGTTCCACCTGTTTTTGGTAAGCTAGCATGTTGAGTGCTTTCTTAAGTGGTTGGTCCTCTACTGCTTCAAGCTTTAGGATATCACCTTGGGCTAACTTAACTAACACCGCATACCATCCACGTGCAATTGCCATCTTGTCTTTAGGTTCATCAGTGGGATCACCAGCTGGTTCATCTAATCCAAATAGAGCAGAGTAACTTTTGTAGATACTTAGTCTCCACTTACTGTACTCCTCAATTGTCCATAGAGCTTCATCAGCCCATTCTACTCCAGGTCCTAAGATCCCCATGATCTCCTCTATGTGGCGGGGTACTCCCCAAATTAACCAGACATCTAGGTCAATCCACTGGCCAAAGGTTATCTGTGTAAAGTCCACATGTGGAGCTCTGCGTCGCATGCTCATGGTGTTTAAGAGAAAACCCATACCTAGTTCCAGCGCCTTATGATCTGCTTTAATTAGATCCTCTATAGGTGCACCAGTTAAGATATGTAGAGCTCGTGGCCAAATAAGTGGTTCTCCTAAATCCAACTGGGCTAGTCGACTCCACAGGGCAATTGGTAACCTGTCTGGTAACCTATAACTCTTTCCCTCTATTTGAAGCTTTACCATACTACTAAATATTTATCTTATACACTTTGTATGATCTACCTGTTCCTACCCATAGTGGCATAGGTACCTGTAGTCAAATTTTGTTTTCTGTTGTAATTAGCAATTGCCAGTGACATAACACAGTCATCATGATGTGGAGCTGGAGCACCGTACCTGACGCTACGGCTCTTTGGATTGTACTCGTAACTAAATAACTCGAGCTCATGCGTAAGAGCTGCATGTAGGTCTTTACTTGGGATCTTAATACTATCCTGATTAAAGTCAAGTATGAGCCCTTCAATTATTTCAGGTTTAGTCTTGGCACTGGTTACAAAGGCATGAGTATCAGGCCAGTCACGGTGGATCATTTCATAGACCACATCACCTATTGAGTTAACCTCGATCATTACTGTTGCATTCCACTTACGGACACGCTCAACGATCTCTCTGGTCATTCCACTCCACTCACGTTGGTTCTCACGGTAAATATCTACTACTTGACCAGTTGAGTCAATGAATGTTGCTACCGTATAGTCATCTGCACGACCTAGGTCAATTCCAGCGTAAACTTTACCTGAGGGTTGTGGCCAGTTGGGCAGAGTGTTTTCTCTCACCCGGCTAAATACTTCTCCACCGTTATCTAGAAACTCAGCAAGGTATTCCTGTTTAAATATGTTAGGTGGTAGTGTTTTTTGAGCATCAGCTATTTCTTGCCTGTCTATATAAGGTGTATCATAACTGGATCCGGTGTAGCTTTTGTACCTGGGATGGTCTGCGCTCTTACCCAACTGATAGAGATCATAAAAGAAGTTCTTACCCTTTGGTGTAGAGATAAACAGGATCTTTTTACCTTTAACAGCAAACACTGGTCTGATTGCAGTTATCCATGCATCGTTTTTAATAAAGGCAGCTTCATCAAGTATTCCATAATCCATTGTTAGACCCCTGATATTATCGTAACGTTCTGCTGAGCGGAATAAGATCTCTGATCCGTTTTTTAACCGGATTGAATTGTCTGCATAGTTGTTTTTGGCAATGATGCCACTACTTTCAATTGCTTCAACCAGTTCTTTATGTACCTTAGTGGCTTGACTAAAGACTGGTGATACCCAAAGTATTTTACATGGACCAGCATTAATTGCCCAGTAGAGAAGCAGGTTCATACCTAGAAGAGATTTACCCCACTGTCTACCAATAGAGACAATGTGGAACTTTTCAGGTCCGGCTAGGATCTCATCTATTATCCTGCGTTGCGCAGTATGTGGTGTAAATCCTATAAAGGCCATTACTCTGCTTTAGGTTCATCTCCAAATTTGAATTGGATATTTTTAAATAGATCTCCACCGTCTCCATCTGTTAGTTGCTGTTGACTGAGCTTAGGTACAAATCGTTCACTTAACCTGATTATAATATCCATTGCAGCTTTTGGATCTGTCTCTGCAATTGAGTCTAACCATTCAGTCATTCTATCTAAGTTACCTTCTATCAGATAACCAAATGATTCTTTCATTCTTTTTGTTTGTTCGTTTACTGTACCAGGTTTTTTACCTGCACGGTTAATTCGTGGGTCTCCTTTTTCAAACATATTATTGATCTTTTTTTAGCTGAGCCAATTGTTCTTTTGCAGCTTCATCTGTACCTGCATGTATAAATGCAACGGGTTGGCCAGTTACTTTAAATGTTAAGGTACCTTTGGTAGTTGTGTACACCGGGTACTTTTTTAGATCACCAGCCTTTTTGCTTTCGGTTAGTAACCTGTGTTTCATATTTAAGATACAACGACCACAACCTACCACTGCTTTGTTTTCACCAGTGATTAGGTTATATGCAGCAAAGAAGTCTCTTATCTGTTGCGGTGTAAATTTAATTGAACTGGTTAGTAAGTATTTGTTTTCGGCTAACCATCCGAGTGCTTGTTCACGTGTTGTCATATAGTCATTAATTTTCTCCAGAGTAATTCAGCAAGTACAGCAGCACTCGCAGATATAAATATACATTCCCACCACATGTGATTTGTCATAGCGGTAATGATTAAGCTACACCACCATGTAAAACATAGAGGGCAGTTAAATGGTTTGCGGTTTAAGTGGACTAAGTCTAAGAACCACATCCACTGTGGTACATATTGAAGGAGAGCACCTAATGCTCCTAAGTAGATTATGGATTCCATTTTATTCCAAGTGATTTACATTTATTAAGTAATAAGGTTTTTGTTGAGTTTACGGCATGACTTATACTTGTTCTAGGTATTCCTGTTTGTTTT